TGACGGGGAATAGGCCATATCCGTTAATAGAATGATCCAGAACCTGGTCATAATCTACTACGGGCACATCTACATGAGTAGCCTTAAGTTCAAGGTCTTCATCATAACAGATTACATCCGTCAGAGCCATAGAACTGTTCGGGTTAATCGTAATGTTACCGCCAGACCGGAACACAGTACCTTCAGTAAAGTGTAGGTAGTGGTGAGTGCTTGAATCCATGATAACGCCGTGGCGTTCTTCCATAGACCCGCCTAGCGTGGTTTGATTTTCAGCATCCCAGTAGTAAGCTGTTATAAGCGCTGGGATAGGATTAGGCAACTCAGTAACGGCGGCCAAAGAACCGTTATCATCAAAGATAATAATAACTAGACCTTCAACATCGGGAATAACAATTGTCTCTTCAGCAGACTTTGTAAACTTCACACTACGAAGCCAGACATTGTAGCTCTCGCCAGTCGGCGCTATACTGAATGTCCTAGTACCTTCATCAAAGGTAATCACAGAGTCTGTCTTGTTCTCAAACCCAGTAAAAGACTGGCCGGATATCTTTCCATCTATTTCACCCGGGCTTACGTTCATACCCGCAAAAGTGGGTGTTCCAGCTGTTGAAAGATTCTGAGATGTGCTAGGGGCAAAAAGATAGTTCTTAGCTATAAAGAAGTTTTCTTCTTCCCACCAGATGTCGTAGATATGACTAAGTTTATCATCAGTCGGCGCAAAGCCCCAATCGTCAACAGTCCCAGCCTGAGACACGGTGAAAGGATTAACTAGCGCAGCACCCGCCATAGTCTTTAATCCTGTAGCCAGGGTTTGAGTCCCAGCTAGGAAGACGTGGATGGTGCTAGTAGCTATTGGCTCCTTAGCAATTTTTCTAAATTGTAGAACTTCCATTAAGTGTTCCTCCCGCCACCAGCAGCTTCGGCATCAGTTGGGTTCCTTGTTGCATTGGTAGCTTCAGCAGCATCCGTGTTAGTTCCTTTATAGAAGCCTGTTCCGCTAAGGTCTGAGTAGCCAGCCGGTTTATGCGGGTTACCTGTAAGAATGACTAGAGCTTCTGCATCAGAAAGGATGCCAAGAGAAAGTTGCTCAAGAACGCGGGCTTGCTCCAGGACCTTAAAAGCTTCAAGCTCGCTTTCCGGTTTAAGACTGACAGTCTTAAAGCTAACATGAACGTACCCTTTCTTACCCTCTAAGCGTAGGGCTAAAGACAATGACCGCGAGAGCATGTGAACTGCAACTTCTTGAATTGACTTGATAGACTTTGCGTAGAGAAGAGACTCAACACCGCCAACAGTCTGACTGGAACCAAACTGACGGCCCAGGATGGTCGGCAGTGATTTCATACCAGTGATAATCCGCTGATCAATGACTTCTTTGAGTGGTCTGAAGTCAACCGTTGTATTGCCTTTGGTCTCCAGAATCCCAATCTCTAGGGAGTCGAAGAACACAGCAGCATCTTCAGGCTTGAGCCCTTGGAGCGCTTCACCGATGCTGGTCTTTTGATTTCGCAACCAGTTAGCCATCACTGAATCATCGGTCTGCGCTTCAATCGGAGCAAACTTACGGAGCGTCTCTTCAACGATCTTAACAGAGATGCGAGGATAAGCCACTCGCTTTACGATCCGCTCGAGGTCCTGCATTACAGAGATGTTAAATAAGACAGCCTGGATAACAGGCAGGAACGGAGGTGTCTCATACGGTGAGTCACAATCGGGATCAAGCAGCTGCCAGAAGAACGTAGGCGTGTCAAGCAGTACCTCTGTTCCATCCGCTTTCTTTTGGAACGGAATAAACTTGCCAATCTCAGGCTGCCTAAACTGCACTTTGATAGGATCAACGATAACATACTTCTGAGCGGTCTTATGTTTGTTTAAAACCATCTCTAACCCGCAAGCACCGCGGAGTAGAGTATATTTCATTATGGTTGACGCTACCAACTCGATAGGCCGAAAAATATCCCAGTTCTTGAAGTCTGTAAACCCCGCCATCCTAAACAAGATGGCATCGAGAACTTCTTGAAGTTTAGCATCCGGTTGAAGCTTGTCATTCAAAGCTACAGCCCGCATGCCGCTGTTAGCTAGTCGCAAGAAGTTCCAGATTCCCGCAGACACATCTGGGTCCCACTTAGAGAACGTCTGGAGCAGTTCATCCGCGGTCTGAGCATACCGGTAGTCATTCAGATTAGTCTTGTACAGGGTACGATCTTCACGACCAAGTGGATTGTTCTTGTCCACAGTCTGTCCCTGCGTCTGCCGCACTGTCTTAAGATTCCCAATTTCGACGGGCTGGTTCTTAATAGTGCTGGGCGCGAAGTTACTAGAGATTGGTTTTGTCAGCCAGTTTTTCATAGTTCAGTCCTATGCCCAGAGATTTCGACAGGCGCTACGCCAGTGGTTCCCTGCGGTTTGAGTTCGAAGAACATTTTTCTTGCAAGCAAAGCATATCCTGTAGCAAAGCCATAGTGATCGTCGCCGACCTTAACATAATCGAAAGTAACGTTTCCGTCTTCATCTTCGACTTTGACTTTTACTAGATTCTTTAAGTGAGTCCAGAACTCATCCGGCACTGTATCAGCTACGCGGATGTCACCCTTAGGAAGATCGTCTGTGACCATGTCCAACATCTGAGTTCGATTAGCAGTAACCTCAATGGCAGAGTCCGACGTGCTGAAACTCTTCTTTCCACCAAAGTAACAGATCTTGAAGCGCTTGTCGTACTTCTTAAGCTTGGCTATTTTAGCCACCGATGTCGTGTAGGGTTGCGCATCACTGACAGTGTAGAGCGCGCGGAACCTGTCTACTACGTCATCGAGGTTGTCTAACTCGTCACGGTGAATCGTGAACGCGGTTATAACAATCGGCACCCGGTAATCAATACCTGGGATCCAGAAATCCTTAATGACAACAATGTTGCAGGTGTTACCAAGGTCAACCCCGATAAAGGTACCAGATGCCGCTAAGGGTGCATCCATACGGAACTCGGCGAGCGCGCGGACACTGTCATCAATCTTCATGCCCTCGCCGCCTGAACTCTCTTTCCCCAGAACGAAGTTATCGAAATCCTGCTCCTTTTTGAATCCCTCGGGAAACCGTTTGTCAGACGCCTTTACGATGTCTGAGACGTCGACGAAATCAACGTCTAGCTGAGAGATATGGTACCCGCTAATTCCATTATCCAGATCGGCAGCCCTCTCAGGGAATTCGGCAACCCACTCACGGCTGCCTCTGTGCCAGTTCCTATCTAACTCCCGATCGCATTTTTCACATGCGATGTATGGCTTGTATTCCCAAGGCTTTTCAATGTACAAATCTATGCTATCGGGATCTTTTTTCCAGACTTTGCCTGTTGTGTTGTGCCGGATCCAGATGTGATTCTCCCAAGTTAAAAATTGGAAGTGTCCACAAGCTACGCACTTGCAGATAACCCGTTTTTGGTCAGACTGGTTATAGAGCGCACTAACTCCGTAATTAGGTAGTGTGGGCGTGGAGATGAGTCGTTCAAGCTTGTACTTAGAATGCTGGAGCCGGGACTTAAACTGGCTAAGTACTCTAGGATTGGAGAAATCGATTTCGTCGTATACATTTGCGTCGGAGGGAACAGAGATAGCTGCTTTGGTTCCGAACGTTCCTCTGAGGTTAAGGAAGCTGTGTCCAACTCTTTTAAGGTATGCACTATCAATCCCTCCAGTACCTAAACGCTTGATTATATCACATTCTTCAAAGAGAACGTCGACTCGAGATTTAGCGAATTTACCTACGTCTGTATCGGTGGGCTGTGTGAAGATAGTCTGTGAGCCTTGGTGCTGAACAAGGAAGCAGAGCATCCACCGAAGCAGTATCTCTGTGAACCCGATCTGAGCACACTTCTTAGCGGTAACTATCCTGTGCTTGTCATCCACGAACTGAATCTGATACTCATGGTCTACGAAAGAATAGGGCTTCTGCCTAAGCAGTGTATTCTCACATATCCACTCAGAAGGAATCTGACGATCAGACTGAGACTGGATTCTAGTCTTCAGTTGTTCCTTAAAGGATGCTCCGTGTTCAGTGCTCACAGTTCAGCCTCCAGTAGAAGCGTTGTGACCTGATCGCGTACTTCAGGAGCAGTCTCTTCAAGTATACGTAATACCATTTCTTGGAATTTCTGAACTTGCTCTATGCTGTAAACTCTTTCTTGCATCTTAAGCATTGCGTCAGAGAAGCGCGATATCTCTCTGAGGGTCTTTCTGACTTCTTCATTATCAGGATTAGAGCCACGTTCAAGGATGACGGCAAGCAGTGCACGGGCTACGCCGTAATTATACTGAATCTCGTTTGCAAGGTCTATGGGCATCGACATGAACTCTTCCACACGCGCAGCCATGGTAAGAGCCTCAGGGTCGTGAATGGGAATAATCTCCGTAGCACCCTGAATACGTTGTAGGAACTCTATTACTATAGCTATGGTGTCTTTGTCCTCTTCAGTCTTCTTTTCTACAAAGGCTACTAGAGACGCAAAGTCCATGTCAGAGTTCTTCTCACCATACGAATTAATGGCCACTGCTATCTTCTGTGCCTGTGCTAGGTTGACCGATTCCATTTCGTCCGTCTCCTCTTGAATTAATAATATTATAAGAAATTAGGAACGAGGAGTATACCCAATACTAAACCTGTTTATTAACCAGTTACGCATCGGGAGCTCAGTGTATTAACCCTAGTTATAGATTGAGATTTCAAAAAAATATGAAATTTTTGCGACTAGCCTGGTATAATGTATATATGTGTAATGTATATGTTTAATGCCCTATGCCTAGTTAAGATAATAAATATTATATAAGGAGTATGTTATCATGAATAGATATTGTAAAGGCTGTAAAGCAAATGTTCAGGAGCGTTACTTATACAAAGGTGAACAATGCCCTACATGTGGTATGAAGTTACCTGCTCCATTTGTATCTACAGCAAAGAGGCAAAAGTATGTAGCTAAGTCATTTGATATTCTTGTAGAGTATAATGACAAGGTTACTAATGAGCTTAAGACTGTTGTATATACTGATGTAGACGAAGAGTACTACAACAAGATTAAGTATACTGCAAACAATGTAGTCAAGGTTACTGTCTTGACAAGGGAGGTATAACATGGTTAAGGTACTGACTAAGCACAATACGGTAGACTATGTCAAGAAAGATATGGTCGCTCACTATCTCGCTATCGGTTACATCATAGCTGTCCTTTAACTCTAACAACATAAGGAGATACATCATGTTTGAACTTATCATGCTGGTTGGATTCATTGGTGCTGTTGCTGTAAAGATCAATTCTAGTCCTATTAAGGAGGAGGTTACTTTGAAGCCTTTCAACGAGTACATTACAGAGGGCTGTGCTCAGGCTGCAGGGTTTATGTTCCCTTGTATCAAGCAGCCTGTCAATGCTGTCTTGATCACTGTGGATGGTACTAAACACTTTGGTGCCAACTGGATGTCTAACTATGATGTCTCTGTGTGTCCACGTGTTACAGCTGGCTGCCCATCACTCACTGGTTATGAGTTGTGTTCAGATGTATGTAACCAAGAGTTTCATGCTGAGCCTGCTGCGATCGATGCTTGTATCAACGCTGGTGCTGACCCACAAGGTTCAATTGTATACCTTACTGGTCACACTGTCTGCTGTCAGCCATGTCAAGATACAATGAAGGCTGCTGGTGTTAAGAAGGCTATCTGCATTGACAATGGTAAAGAATACATCTTCTAAGTTCATTACCGTCCTAGTCATAGACGTTAAACTGACTGTATAGATACACTAACTGTAACAGAGGTAACTACTCGGGTAGCCTCTCCCTAACAAAGGAGAGTACTATGTGGTCACTTATCTTTACAGGTCCTATCACCGGTCTTGAGTGTGTTGTTGCTTTACTTCTAGTAGTTAGCTTCTTTCTACTGGGTAGATACATCACTAGACCTACAGAGCAGCCTATACCAGTGCTGCTTACTGACAGAGACGAGTCTTTTGAGGCAAGACTTAACAGAACAAGATTAGTCTTAGATTGCTACAGACGCAACTGGACACCTCGGTTTGCTGCAGAGGTACTAGGTTGTGTGCTAGAAGAGGTTATATGGATATATGTACAACTAGATGAGATGTATGAGTTCAATGATCATACTTATAGAACAAGGTCTAAGTAGTTGTTAGGTACCTCATGTCCCGAGTGTGAGGTACTTATAGAGTTACTTACATCATAGAGTTACTTACATCATAGAGTTACTTATATAAACACTAACTAGGAGGTGCAGCATGGCTAACTTAACTACTAACTTAACTACTAACTTAACTAAAGAGGAGGCTTCTATGGAGAGCTCTTATAACCAACGTAAGGCTAACGCTTGGACTTATAATCAGAACAAGGTATGTATAGAACAACATACCTTGATGGAGGAAGATATGACTACAGCAGAGATAACTGCTTACTTGTATGGTGGTGATGTTATTAGTGTTGATCTCTCTGAAGCACAGAGTGGTAGGCTTAGTAACATGTTCAAGTCTAACACTACTTCTAGTACTGATACGTCTACTGGTCGTATGCTTAAGAGTGTGTTTACACGTCACCGTGAGACAGCACGTATGATTAAAGATACATCCGCTCTCTCTACTGAGTACACTAAGCTGCTTAAGGTACTGCAAGAAAGTCGCTTTGAGATAGTGTCTCATGTATCTACCAATGCTACAGCACGCTATGCATACACCTCTGTTAAGCCTATATCTCTCAAGGTCTATATCCGTGCTGACCTGGAATCGGCGCTCATGGTATTGCCGTGCAAATGCTGTGTAACCCTTACTCCTAAGGAGGTACTGTACGATATGTGCAATACTCACACTAAGACCATAGCCTGGTACACTTGTGGATTTAGCGCTCAGTTCATTAACCACTTTGAGGATCATCTCGACAAAATGGACCCTTATGTGCTCACAGATAATCCACTCTTCAATACGCTACCTGCTATACTAGCAGTTGACCTATACAACGGTATGTCTTTTCGTGAGTGGGTAGATAACCGCATTGGCGATATAGACATGCGAAAGAAAGAAGCTCATCAGGTCCTAGTGAGTATCAGCGAAAAAGGTCAGCGTACTAGCTTAAAGAAAGTGGGCTGGGCACAATTGGACGAAATGATATACGGGGCTCTTCGTAGGGTATGGGCCGCTAACTACGGCTTAACCGGCACTAACTTTGGTATCATTCGTGTACATGATCGTATGCTCTTCGAATGGGCTGGTAAAAAGCTTGATCAGTTGGAAGTTGGTGAGGAAAACGACTATGATGGTTATGAAGACGTGCTCTTCGACCGCATAGACGAGATTCTTCCTATAGACCTGGTTAACGGCGTTAGAACTTCGGTAACGTTAGCATTTGAGAATTCACGTCGTCGTATAGCTCTGGAAAACGGCTTTGACCCGGATGCTAAATTCCCAGAGAGTGAATTGCCTGATACAGACCAGATTAAGTACATTACTACTGCCGGTGAATTACAAACTGAAGGCGATAGAATGCATCACTGTGTTGGCGGTTATCATAAAGACTGTCATAGAGGTGAAGCGTTTATGTATCACGTAACTGTAGACGGTAACGAAACTACCGTACAGCTTAAAAAGACGGCTGTAGGTTTTAAAGTTGTACAGCATTACGGGAAGCAGAACGATCCATGTCCTTATCCTAACGAGGTGGCTGTAGAGCAGTGGCTACAGGATAACGACAAAATTGAAGGCGAATACATCCGCTAAGTTCCACTGTCCTGGGTATGGACATTAAACTGCCTGTGCATTTAACTCAAACAGGAGGTGCTTATGTCTAAGGCATATGCCCCACAGGAGGTGCTTACTATAGACCTTCCATGTGGCTGTGAGATAACCGTACTAGCAACCGATGCTTCTTATCGTGCGCTATGCTGGTCTTCTCAGTGTGTTAAGCAAGAGCTGGATATGCGAGCTCGCTGTGCAGCAATAGCAGCGAAACTCGTAGCTTAACGAATACTAACCCAAACAGGAGATGCCTATAAGAAATAGCTTGCTCGCATAGTTGAATCCAACTGGTCGCTCATAGGGTATATGTACCTTATGTGGAGATTAGTATCAGGGAGTATACGGAATAAGCCGTATGTTCCTAGATGCTAATCTTAACCCAGAAGGAGACCAAGTATGAAGAAGCAAGACTACATCATCGCCAGGTGCGATGAAACCGCAGGCCCTGACCTGAAACCTTGTATTAAGCAGAGTGTTTACGCTATGCTTCTTACAGTCGACGGTCGTGAGTTCTTTGGTGCTAACTGGATGAGCAACGGTGAAGTAACCGTGTGCCCGAGAGTCACATTAAATTGTGCCTCAGGTACTGGTTATGAACTGTGCTCTGACGTTTGCAACCAGGACTTCCACGCAGAAGTCGCCGCTATTGATGCTTGCATCAATGCTGGTGTTTCTCCTGCAGAGTCTACAGTCTATGTGGTAGGTCATACTTACTGCTGTGACAATTGCATCGAAACAATGACACTTAACGGTGTTGCTGCTGCGATCGTAATTGACAGTGGTAAGACTTACAACTTTTAGACTGTAAGCGGTGTCGAGTTAAGACTCGGAGCTGTATAGACAGCTTGGCAACAGAATGTGTCCCTCCCCACATATCCTGGGAGGGACACAATCTTAATACTTATCTATTGTATGTAACCTTTAAGAGCCTGGGTACGCCTTGAACTGCCCAAGGAGTTAAAATGTTTGTATCTATATCGCACCAGAAAGCCACAGCAATCGCAAAGAAATACTTCAACGGTGAAATGCCTAATAAGTCTCATCATCCTGATGGATTTGTACTACCGAGTGGTGCTAAGCTTAGATGGGCTTCGTATGAGCGGACTTGGGGAATTACCTGCTATACTTATGATCCAGCTAGACTAGAATTGGCACCATTAAACATTAAAGTCCAAAACAATGAGTAGCATGACTGTCCTGGGCATGACAATAAACTGCCGTGTGAACTTAACCCTTAACAAGGAGGTATGCCTATAAGAAAACCGAGTCATAGATCTTCAGTCGCTGCTTAGTCGCTCCTGACTACACGGAGTGGTGAGTGGGAGGTGAGTACGGGAGAGCACACGAAATTAGTCGTGTTCTCTCGGAGTACTCACCTTAACCTGGAGGTAATTATGAACGGAATCATCGAAAGCATGACCACAGTCCAAATCCTGAGTGTATTAGCATCTGTCTTTGCTATGTCTGGTTCAGCCTATATGGTGCATCAGAAGTACGAAGATGGGGCTAAAGCATTCCTGCTAGGGAATACCATAAACATCATGGTAGCCTTGAGCATTGGTGACTTAGCTTTCGGGCTATGCCAAGCGACACTTGCTTGGTACACGTTACCTATGTACAAGAGCCGTGCGTTTAGCGGTCTTCTCGTGTCGATGGCCACAGTACTATTCGTGTCCATTGGCATCAGCAGCGGATTCTATTTCCATATGGATCCGGTCTCAATGCTGGCTACTCCATTCGCCGTAATTGGCGCATGGGCTATGTCAAAAATGAGATTGGACCTGATGGGATGGATGTGGATCGTAGCAGACCTTGCTTTTGTGCATGTTGGCTTAAGCAATGGGCTCATTGGATTAACCATCCAATCCCTAGTCTTCACTTACCATGGTTACCTTCGGGTGACTCATCGTAAGCAGACTGGTTTGTTTACATTCACTAAGGTCTAAGGTGGCTATGTGTATCTAACCCATACCCCAGTAGTACAGTTAACCCAAAAAGAGATTTTGCCTGGGGTGCAAGGTAGGGGTTGGTCCGCTCAGAATTCGAACCGAAACTACTGTCGACATGGATACTACGTCTATGTTCACAGTGGTTTCGATTCGAGCTAACCGAAAGGAAAAACCATAACTCGTGTACGAACAGAATCTTTAACCCTAACTGATCAAGGAGATTATTATGAAGATCAAGGAATGGGATGATTATCCCACACAGATTGGTTCACGTAAGCATGTTGTTATTACCACAGGTGAGTGCCGTTGCGATGCATGCCGCACTTATACACGTAACAACTACTACCGTGGCCGTACTTACAAGCAGGACAAACGTGTGCGTACATCGCACAAGACTATCCTTGCTGACTCCATCAATAACAATAACGATGGTATCATTGTTACCTCACGTGGTGTTGAGCACGTCGTGTATGCTAACATCAAAATTCACACTGACCAGTTCAGTGGTCATTCTTACTACGTAGCATAATCTAACAGCTGTCCTATCGGCTATACGGGGAGGAGACTATTATGATAAGAATCTTAACTAGTAACGGTACCTTTGACTATGTAAAGGAATCAATGATTCCTCACTTCATTTCAACTGGATATCTCGTGGCTCCGGCCTTCATGCTTGATCTATACACGAAGAAAGAAGCCCTACTTCGTCAACACCACGCCAGGAGGAACAAATGAGAGAATGCGAAGGCTGTAAATGCCAGGCACCTACACTGTATAAAATGCCTAATGGTCAAGACCTGTGTGACTACTGTAGTGATGCATGGGTTAAGCTAGAGAACACTAAACCTGTGCACAAAGAACGCGAGTACAGCAACCTACAGTTCATAATTCGTAGTGTTAACGGTACCATTAAAAATTGGGCCGAATCCAATGGCTTTAACGTCGGTACGGTTAACCAAATCTTGAGCAAGAAAGGACACTACAACGTGTCTGATATCGAGGTCATGAGCCTCACACATCTAGACGTACTAGCTGCGCTAGAATCCGAGGGCTATGGTCCATTACTAGTAGCTGAGGGCTACGTAAACAACTAGGGAGGATACAATGGAAGGAATCTACTGCTTGATCTGTGAAAAGAGAATCTGGTCCGTAGACAAAATCGGCCGGGGTAGCCTGACAAAAGGTTACCTCTGTATCAAATGTTGTCCACCAAAGAAAGAGGAGGTACCGTACCATGGATAAGATCATTATCGCGGCTATCGTATTAGTTCTGATCAACGGCATGTATCAGAGCATGACTAAAGAACCCCACACGTGTGATGCGTGTGTACAACTGCATACGGAGGTGACACAGTGACATTCGGACTAGTTTCACGCAACCTTAGACGTCGTGACCTGTTCTGGCATATGCTAGCACAGGTAGTAGATGCGGTAGTGTTCCTAGCAACCCTGGGCTGCGCAGTTACAGAGCTCCAGGCTGGTATGATGTTAGTGCAACCAAGAAATCAGCGTCGTGCTTTCTTTGCTTGGCTGCACACTTGGGACTTGGAGTCCTACGATCGGGCAATTGATGCCATACTTAACGAGGAGGAACAAGACAATGAAATGTGAAAACAAGGTAGATGTATGGGTAGAATCCGGCTATCACGGTAAGACGATTGAATTTCCTTGCGGTATGACTGGTCCTCATGGTACAGTCGAACTGTGTGATACATGCACAGACACCCTGAACAAGCGTTATCCTCAAGGCTGGCGGCATCATCCTGGGGATACCTGTAAGCATGGTACATACCTCAATCCTAGTCACGACTGCTGCTGTGCTGCTTGTGAAAATGGTGAGCCCGCCCCATCTGAGTACAAGTGTCACTGCGGCGCTCGACTGGAATTCGTCATGGGTTATGAGGATGAAATTGACTGTCCTCGCTGTGACATGACTGTGTCCTTGCCAGAGACTGAGGAAAAGCGTGTCGAATGGCTGGCCGAGATTGACAAGGAAATCGAGGCTGTAAAGTACACAGGGAAAATCCGCATCATGAGGATAGATGAATGCGGTCACGAAAGCTGTGTGGTAACCGTGTCTGATGACAACACACTACAGTACGTGCTAGCTGGCGTAGAAGCCACATACCCAGAATCCCGGGTGTTCACTGAGCCTGAGGAAAATTCGCGCTACATAGTAGAACAAATGTTGCTGGACGAGTAAACCTCTTAAGGTGGGATGCGCATACCAATCACGCATAAAGGAGACCAAATGAAAACGCTAGAATTGACAGAAGAAGAACATCGCATCATCATGGAACGTCGTCAGTCTATTAAAGACTTATGGACTGAGTACAATGAGCGTCTTGAGATGTACCAAGAAGGCTTAACACATGCCGGCGATGTAATCGGTCGTCGTAAATTCCTCATCAACTGTGGTGAGACAGTACCTGAGATTATCTTTAACGGTTACAAGTGCCCAAAGGAGCAGTCATGAGCTTGAAGCTGGTGGTAAACTACGGTCATACACTTGACCCAGACAAGAAAAATTGGCTATTGGTAGACATGTTCGAACCCTATGTGCCATTCCGTATAGGTAAGACTGCATGTTTTTTCGACAACAGAAAACAACTATGGAGGAAACCACTATGAGTAAAATGAAAGAGCTCGGCCAGTACCTTCGCAGTGTCTGCACTCACTTCGCAGACATACAAGATGAACGTCCGCTACCTGGCGATCCACCACTGCCAATCGCTGACTTCGTAACCTACCGTATGGACGGTGAAAACTGTATCATTGTACGGCATTGCCAAGGCTGTGACGAACTTGAGGAAGACGTCATAACTCCAGGAAAGGACTTCATCTACATAGCTGACTGTCCTCATGAAGAAGATCCATTCGGCACCTACCCGTCTCGCAAAATCTGTGAGGCCCTCATGATACAGTTTCGTAACACTCACGGCAAAGAGCCTGATGGTGCCAGACTGTATGCGAAATTCGAAGGCGGTTGTGATGGCTACACCGTATGCTGTGAGTATACTAGAGAGAAACCGTTCTCAGCAGCATACGCGTTCATGTTAGAAGATAGTGTGCCGGAGAAATGGTCTCCTGCAGCTAAGCGCTTTCTAGAAGGTAAATAACCCTAACGTCCTAGGCACGACAATAAAAGGCCTAAGGAGACCAATATGAAAGGTTTTATCTGTATCAAATGTGGAACTACTATCTCGAGCAAATGTCCTCACCAACGGAGCACCTTCTATAGCATGGAAGATCAGCAAATGCGGAATGCATTAGCTACTCATGTTCTAGACGTCGGTCAAAGCCACAAAGAGGTATTCTTGAACTTGTCTTTCTGGGGTAACAACACTGACAACCTCGATCCAGTTCTTGAGACTATCAAAACTCTCTCTGAATGGAAAGATAGACTGGCATCAGTTATCTGTGACCATACTTTTGTGCTCAACTCCACAGAGCAGACCAAATGCCAACTGGGCTGTACACATTACAATCTTAACGACAAGGAAGCTCTGCTAGCTGACATGAAACCTGAGTCAGACTTCAAAGTAACATTCGAGGATGTTAAAGAGACATACTCTAGATTCCTCAGTGATCAAATAGGCCTAGCCACTACCTATATGAAACGGCTGCTACCTGACATCCGGCAAGACGATCCAAACTATGATGAATTCCGTCGCTGGTATTTTGTGTTCCAGGATGAAATGGACCACATCAAGTATGAGGTTCAGAAAGGCTTACAACGACTGAAGAAAGATCAACCGTATCGTAAGAAGTACCAAGTAGCATTCGGCTACAAGTCAGATATACCTAATCTGTACACTGACGATCTATTCGCAGCTGAGGCCGTGTATAAGGAATATCAAAGTCGCGGTGTCAAGTGTAACCTGGGTATACTGACACACGAAAAGAAGGACAGCACTAGTATCAACTACTATCCTCTGGAGCAGGATGTAGACAGACGGCTTAAGTGTTATGCATGCAAAGAACGACTGGTACCTGGTGACAGGACGGTTATCGCAGAGATATCCGAACCAATAGACGACTATCCACGCCGAGAGGTATTCGTACACAACCATGGCGAGGTTATGCATGCGAAGTGTTACAAGAAGATCACAGACAAGGATAAGGAATTCCATCGTACAGTCCGTGTGCATTTCTCTGAGGAAGAGATGCTAGGGTTTAGTCACTACCGAGACGATGGATCCATACGTGATGTCACTTATGCTATGCGCCAAAGATGGTACGACTTCAGACGCATGGAAATTACATCTGTACGAAATCATGGTGACAGCTACGGTAAATACCATGTCAGTATCAAAGGACTTGGGCATCAATTCGATGAGCTCAAGCAATATCTGAAGCCCTCAACCAAGAAGGAGACTAAGTAAATGACAGATCAAGAAAAGCAACTCAACGTGCTAATGGAAGCTGGTCTTAGCGAGACGGTCGCTATCTCGATGTTGAAATCCCTTGCGCCTAAGGAGAAGAAAACCAAGAAGAAGTATCATGGTAACTTCACCAAGCGTGAGAAGATCAACGTCCCTGTTGTGGTGAATCAGACTTGCTTAACCTGCAAGACTGAGACATCGTTCAAGCAGGTAATCCAGACCTACTCTGACGAGGCTCATATCGAACAGTCTTGCATTGTCGGTCAATGTGTCAACTGCATCAAGCAGTATGAACTCATGGAGAAAGATGATCTAATCGCATTACTGATTATCATGAACCATGTGGACATGGAAATTCGTGGCATGAGCACTGCTAGCCAGATTGCAATGGCTAAGAAACGCTCTGCTCAGGAGTGGTTGACTCTCAAGATGAACCATGTCATCGCTTGGGGTGACAAGGACGAGAACGACTCCACAGAAATTGAGGGTGTCAATCTCAACCGCATTTAAACTCTTGGAGCCTGGGTACGCTTTGAACTGCCCAAAGGAGACCAAAATGTCACAAGAAATCCGTATTCATGATGGTAAATTGGAGCTCAATCCTGGTGGCGTATACGACATGGTCAATGGTAACTGGCTTGAGTTCAATGTAGCTAAGCTACACCTACTGGTTGCTAACATCGAAAAGATGATAGACATTCAGTGTGACTGTGGTGAAGTACAGGAAAAGCTTACTCCGTACGGTAATGAACTACTGGCTATTGCGGAGAAGCTATACGATAACTACTACCGTGACTTGGTAGAAAACTACACACCACAGAAGGTAGAGTTTCCTGACTCAGAAAAATGGCCTAACACTATCCCTACTTGGTTAAAGGAGGAACCTTGGGTAGATCAATCCTGGCACAATGATGCATGTCCTAGCTACTTCCACCCAGCATGCAAACTGATTGTCTGGGTACACCCTGACATAGAGGAGCATCGGGAAGACTGCTCTAAGAAGTTCTATGTTAACAGCGTTGAAGTAGACGAAGATGGTTGGCAAGAATATGCCTGCGAAATGTTTGAATGTGACACAGAAGAAGAGCTTAAGCATTGGCTCGAAACCGCAACTATTTAACTCTAGGAGCCTGGGTACGCATTGAACTGCCCAAGGAGACCAAATGAAAAACGTACTCGTAGAAGCAACACTGGCAGCCACAGCTCATATCAATAACCTCGTAAACGGTTCCGATGCACAAGGAGACCGTATGAAAGATCTGATGAAGCTCAGTAAAGAAGAGCTTGCTAAGATGGTCTTGGCTACAGAGAAATTCGATGGCATCAAGGTTGAGGATGTAGTAAAACCTATCCTTGAAGACCCTAAGTGTGCTTGGTTAGACTACACTACCATTGCTGACATGGTTAAAGCCGCAATCGTAACCGCTAAGACTACTAACAAGTCTATCGCGAGTTACGCATCCAAATATCCCGAACAGAAAGGATGGAATGTACAACCTCGGAAATCACAGTCAGAACGTACGGCTGCAATGATGCAGCTCATTAACTTAGGAGGTACAGACTCATGAAACTCATTCTAGTCGATGACCAGCAAAACGTCAAGATGCTCCCCATGATCCCTGATGCGAACTACTCAACAGGCGATTACTTCACTCTGTGCACAACCTGCCACGATAACGTCTTGGCAGAGCACACTACCCATTGTATTTGCCACAGCTGCATAGGTAAATCCATGGAACATATCGAAGCTAAAGGTTGGACCTGGGAATCTCCTCCAGGCTACTTCCAGAAGAACTTCGGTGATCGCATTACAGTCATTGCGGGCAACTGTGAATACCGCTTTGACTTCACCTTCTGCTGTGCTAACTTCGATCTAGGCTACGGTCCAGACATGTGTATTGAAGTTGGAGACTGGGACAATAGTCGCCAAGAGCTCTTGGAACGTGGCTGCTTCGGTCCAGAAGAACTGGAAGAACTGGAGCTGGTCTACGAGTGGCTCTATGCAGACATGATGAGGGACAAATCCTTCGGTGACTGGACACTAGACTCTGGTGGCCTTAGCTGTCCGAGTGGTTGTCGTATTGACAACGAGTCTTTCGAGACTGAACCCTTCTACATCACTAAGGAAATGATCTGGGGTGTGAGTTGTGCTGATGAACTGACCAATAAACAGCATCGGCAATTCGCAGAGTTACAGAACTTGATCATGACCTGGCTGGACAACTCAGTAGAATAACCCTAGCGTCCTGGGCAAGACAATAAAAGGCCTAAAGGAGACCAACATGAAAAAGATCAACGTGTACTTCAAAGCTGTACAGAATCCTATGGAGAAAGGGTACATCTCGTACCAGTTCCAACATCCTATTCATGGCAAGAAAATCCTAGGCTGCTTCAGGAAGGATAACCCTTCTGCTCAGAAGCGCGCTATGATGACCTTTGCCATGAACTGCGGCCAAACCGTAGTTAACTTTAACTTCATCGAAGGAGACAAGCCATGAGTAAACTCAACGTACAGTTGTTGTTCGATTGCCTGTGTGACTGTGTACTGCATGAACTGAGTGCTAAAGAAGTCATCCGAGCGTATGATGACAGTAATGACATCATGCCTATCATCCGCTTTGTACAAGCGGAACGTCGTGGTCGTAAGCTACCACCTTTAGACTTCGCACTCAAGCCTGAAGGTCTTAAGCTTGGCTGGAGCTCGTGGAACTCTGGTGGTGGCTGCATGATCTGGAGTTATGAATACACAGGCTCTAAAGGTAACACTCATAGCATTCATGTGTCAGATGAATGCATGGTTAACTGCAACATATCCAGAGAGGAGTACTGGAAACTTGAGCATGAAGATCAAGAGTGTACTCATCTAGGTGAGTACATGCACTTCAGTGAAAATCCTAAGATCAGCTTTCTGCTCTGCCCTTGGACTGGCCAAGAACTAGCAGACCTGATAGAGCATGATGTTAAGATCATCCTAGAGTACATCTAACACTAACTGCTGTCCTATCGGCATGACGGGGATAAGGAGACCAAAATGAAATTATTAGAAAACGCAGTAGAGGCTCTCGCGAAAGCAACTGGCGCTAACTATGCAGAGGACTTGTTTCCTATGCTAAAGCCTAACTCTAACGGCAAGACCAAACTGTGGACTTACCTGCCTAGCAAGTTCATAGGAGAATACCGAGGCGGTTGGTATGTAAGCTATACCAACATGATGACCTTGTACAAGAAGAAAGGTCCTGAAGCTTGTAAGGAGGTTCTGGCTTATCCCGGTAGAGACGGCTTCAAGCTCAACTACTACATGAAACTGTTTCCTGAAGCCTTTGATAACGTTAGGAAAATCACGGGTGAGACAGACATGCTAGGTGTGTTCGGTAACGAGCACGGTTGGTGTAGAATCAATACACCGGAATTGCGAGCTTGGGCTAAGGTTAACCGAGGTAGAGACTTATTCATACCTGGTCTAGGCACATTCGATATAGCCCAGGCAGTTAGGTCCTGCCTTGCTGAGGGTAAGTCTCTCAAGGTAGAAGAACTCCAGTGTATGGGCTACTACGGTGACTTTGAGGCAGCCGGTATGCTAAGTAGTAAACGCTGGCAACCACACTTGATCAAGTACAAAGCTCAATGGAAGATCTTCGGCTTTGGACATCGATATGAGTTCGGTAACTGCAGTGACACAATTGGTGACCTGGTACATTCCGGTGACTACATGAATTACCCACCAGCGGAACTGTACGCACATATACAGGCAGGACAAGAACAGCGGCGTCTGGAGTATGTGAAATCCAACTGCGTCGATGTTAATAGGCCCTTCCCTGAACAGCCTGAGACTATACTCTATGAGGAGTATATTTTAGAACCTGCACGCGATAAAGAAACCTTGAAATATTGGGGTCAACAGATGAACACGTGCGTAGGTGGGGATCATTATGCTAGAAACATCATAGCAAATGTAGATGAAATCTGGATGCTACGAGGTAAACCAGGTCATGATGTACCAGCCGCGGTTGTACAGTTAAACAAACGAACAAGGAGAGTAGCTCAAGCTAAAGGTATTAAGAATTCTGCTATAGGTAAACGAGTCCGCGAAGTGATTGACGTCTGTCTACGTCAGCCTTTTCTCAAATCATCAACCCGATAAAGGAGAAATATCATGCATCCAACTCTATTAAAAGCGGTCAAAAAGGCCAAGAAACACATCGAAAGTAACGCAAACACTGCCCAAAACACGCAAAAGAAGCTCAGAACTAAGCTGGAAAAACTCGATAAGGCTCAATTGATCGAATATATACTAGCCGAAGAGCTCAAATCTAGTCCTCCGGTCAAGATAGAGACCATAGTTTACGCTATTCTGACTGATCCGGACTGTGCATGGCTCACATGGGACACTATTGCAGCACTTATTACCTCTATGGTCCCAGACAGCAAAACAACAGCTTCATCACTACAATGGTACCCGTCTCAGGGTGCCAAGAAGGGTTTAGACATTGTGTCTAGAAAGCCTATGCGTGAAATCGCGGCTATGCTAACCCTGCCTTAACGGATCCTATTGGTACCTCATGAGTACATGAGGTACCATTTGGGAGTTAAATTATTTAGGTTACTTTAGCATCCTAGTGTGATATAATAACCTTAAAGAAGGAGACCACAATGGAAACATTTGATATGCTGGCTAGAATAGTCAGAGACAAAAGAATACCGGCCTTATACGAAGACATGGTTAGAGAGGGCAATGTCTTCTCCATACCAGACCGCGATCCTACCCAGAAAGCCATAGTACCTGTGTATGACGAGCATAACCACTATACTGAAGATGGCAAATTCTTGCCTGATTCTAAGGTGCCTGATCAGTACTACCACACAAATGAACAACGGTCACTCTGTATGAGCAAGGCTAAAGATAGAGTGTTACTGCCTTTTCCGCATACCACAGTGGTATTAGATAACCTAGTGGTATCGCTGAACCAACCACTTGGCTTCAGTAACATAGACTGGATCATGTATCAGAACATGAAGCATAGACAGAATGAAAGTGTGGTATACCATGGTACTCTGCTTCTGGATGTAGTTAACGATGATGAAGTGGACATCGACATACAGTTTGGTAATTTCTTTGTAGACATTAACGGCAGGTTACTAGACAAGACAAAGTATAGGATGGATGAAGAAGCTCTGCACTCCCAGCAAATGAAAGACATGGCTAGTGGTATGCTAGTAGAGACATTCCTAGCTCTAGCTGAGATTAACACTGTAGACAGGTTTGTCCTTGAGATATCGCCAAGGAAGAAGAAAGTAAAGAAAGGTAAACCTGGCTACATACCAAAGGTACATGAACGTCCTGAGTATATCCTGCTCAAGCCTAAGGAAATCAGGAAATATCTGAACACGTCACATGAGATGACTAATGGGAAAAAGGCAGTCCATGAAAGACGTGGTCACCCTCGAACCTATCCAGATGACAAGGAACGTTTTCCTAACGTGCATGGAAAGACGATCTGGATAGATGCCGTATGGTGTGGTACTTCTGAAGTAGTAATCAAAGACAAGAAGTATAAGGTTATATTGGATAACCCCCACAGCAAGTTCCCTAACCCTAACAAGAACAATGGAGAAAAATCATGAACACAATCAAACCAGAAGTAGGCTTACAGTTCAACAGCACAGGTATCTTCTCTGACTTTTGCGCGACTAGCATCGGTGCAACTGTGAACGACATGAAAGTGGCCATCACATTCGAGCTTCTTGACAGTGATGACAAACCCACTGGCGATACCATCTTTGACATCGAAGTCTTCCTGGCAATGGCTCAAGAAGTCAATGCTCTGCATGAGTACTTGAATGCCCTGCATGAATGCTACGGTGAAGACTGTGGTCATCACTACATGTTCCGTATCGAGCTGTTGGAATTCACACCTTGGGAAGCTGAACTGAGTCCTGAAGACAGGATGAGGGAAATCTTCAACCTCACCTTTGCAAGTCTGGACGATTGCAAATCTGCCGGGTCTTTCTATACTGGAGACAACGGTGCCTTTATCCTTCAGTACCTGGACACTACTGAAGCTGAGCAGGAAGTTGTATGGAACATCTTGAAAGATAAACTAGCCGCCAAACATTGCATGCAAAAGACCCGGCAGGGTTCTACCATGCTCGTAGAGATTTACTAACCCTTTGGGTGGGATTGCGCATACCTAATCACGCATTGGAGAAAGTATCATGAAAACTGTAAACTCACAGCAAGACCTAGTTGCATTGGTTGGTGACATCCTCGGTAAGCAATCTGCAGAAGACTGCGACCTCTGTTCTGCTATCTACGTAGAAAACTGTTTGAGCGATTCAATCGGTGTACGTTGGATGGAAGCCGACGGTAATCATCTGATGCATGAGATGATTGAGTTCCTGGATACTGAACTGTTCGCGGCTACTGGCAGGACCTTCAACATCTGTAACAACTCGCCTACTGAAGGTTTTGTGATGATCTTCTGGGAGGAGATGAACGACGAGCGTTGGGACCGTGATGATCACAAGCAATACTTCATCGCGCAATTCGAGAGCTGGAGGAATAATCCAGACAGCTTTACTAACCGACCTGATCAGGCCTTAGTCTACGACCTACTGGAGCAAGTACTTGAACGTGACTGCTCTGGTGATCTGTGGAAAGAGGTACTACATTCAGACTACGAGATGTGGTATCAGGTATTGCGTTGGAACCAATTAGGTGTCTGCGCAATAAGCTAACTGTTTAGTTAGAGCCACTGAGCGAAAGTTCAGTGGCTTTATAGTACACAGTTCGAGACCTCCCTACTATGTAGGTCGAGGCACTGCTTAGTTATGAGCTAAGCTTTAAATAAAATATTTCCGCGGGTAGTAACCGCACGAGGCGCACTGAGACTATATCTGTCTTAGGGGCCGGGCCGGGGTCCGCCTTCCGTCCTGAGGTTGGGCCTCTCCGTTCAGCCACGGGGAACCGGACTGTCGTTCCCCATCTAGCTCACTGGCTGGGACACCTAACGCCCGCCCCCGTCCGTTTTTTTGTATACTACAACAGTCCTATGTGATATAATAGATTTAATAGATTGATTCAGCCAACCAAGTTTTCAGACGGGTAGCCCGACGGAGGACGGATGACAAAAAGAGTTTCCCGTACATTATTTTGTGTCATTCAAGTTCCTAAGATGTTATAATGAACTTAACAGTCAAGCAAAGCAACATGAACCCTAACTGATTGGAGGATGCCATGAACAGCATCGAGCAACTGAAAACCGCTTCAACCGTTTCACAGGAAATCGTAGCCCGTTACCTCGGCCTGAATGCAGACTCTCCTGACGTCGTTGAAGCTCGGAAAGTCGAGCTCAAGGACCTGAACAAGAACGACCTGATTGACCTGGTCATCTCCCTGGAGAAGCCGAAGGTCGAACGTGCCTTCAAGGTTGAGGACGTCATCAAGGAGATGCTAACCACTCCTGCATTGGCAATCTTCAACTACGAGCAGATCGCTGCACTGGTTGTGCAGATTCTTCCTGAGGCCAAGACGAGCAACAAGTCTGTCGCCTCGTATGCCAGCAAGAAGAAAACTGATTGGGATATCGTTCCTCGTCAGAAGCTCAACCTCACCACTGCCGACCTCATGCAGATGGCGGTATAACATGGACATCAGCCCTTTAAAAGGACTGGCGGATCGTCAGGCGGACCAGGATTCTGGTTCGCCTGCACCCCGTTCAGGTAAGTCGTACCCCAACGTAGAGAAGTGGTTATGCCTTGGGGTCTTCGTGTTTCTATTCTGTGCTAAGTGCAGTGGAGCATAACTATGATTACCATCTCGTGTGAAGGAGCTCCTATCTTTCTCGCCCGCCGTGATGACGAGGGTTACATAACTCTCGACTTTTCTGTTGCGCAGTCAGTAATGGAGTGGTTCAATTCCCTATCCAAACCCGACCAAAACCAAGCTTACTTCCTAGCGGACCAGCGTCTGTTTGTCTTCCCTATGGAGAACGGTGACTGGCATACTTCTACTGAGGAGCCAGACGGAACGTTCTACTTTGACATCGGCCTGTATCCTGTCGATGCCTGTCCAGGTTGTCTGTGTTATGTACCGTGTGATTGCGAGTTCCGCATCGTTAACGAAGCCACCCTTAAAACTGTCGAGTCCCAAGCCTTGCTTGGTAACCTGCCATCCGTGCAGGATATACGTGATTTAGTCTACACAATCAGGGAGCTGGAAGCGCAGCTCAAAGTCGAACAGGAGGAAAGATGATTATCAAGGCGAGTACCACAGATGAGGAGATTGCCTCCAAACTTACCACTGAAGAAATCCTTGGCAAGTTTATGAAGGCTAAGCCTCTATCAAATCGTTGGTCTGCTGAGGCGGATCGTTTGCGCAAGTTTATCCAGACCCACATTGAAGCTGGCAGGTACGGAGCGTTCATCCTCGAGAAGAAGGACGGTTCTCCGAGAGTCTCCGCTACCAAGGAAGGCAATGCTGCCCTGCAAGCCGCACTTGTTATTGACGTAGGTTTAATAGCACCCAAGGTAATCCCGGGGCAAGAAGTGTGGGTCATTAACGAAGACGGGGAAACTGTTGCTCATGGTAACATCGTGGACAACAAAAGCCTGTTCTCAAAGAAGCCACCTAAAATGGTGACACTAACGGAGATTCCTGATGAGCCTACCTCTTGAGCAACAAATCCAGGTCGCCATACAGGAGCTGAAAACCCTGTTTGGCAATGCAGAACCGGGGCCAATCGGTCCGCCTGAAGATGCCACAGTGGAATCCCTCTGGATTGAGTTGGAAACCGCACGTAAAGAAATCATGCAACTCAAGAAGACGAAGCGTGGCGTCAAACCCAAGATCGAGTCAGCCGTAAAGCTCCTGGTCGAGAATCAGGAGCTGGCTCAGATTCCCATCCCGATGATTGCAGAACTCATTCGTGAGGTCTGGAAATCGTACGGTATTGCGAGTAGCTGTTCTGAGAGCTCCGTGAGGTGGTACCTGAGCCAATTCAGTCTTGACTGGGATATCGTCAGACGTCAGCTTCCACCTGTGAGGTTACCAGATGATACTAAAACTGACAAATAGAGTATTGCTTGGTCCTGACAGACATATCCGTGATGTGAGAAGTGGGCTGAAAGTCGTGAAGGTTCGCGACCATCTCATTATCTACCGTCATGGTGAGATGAAACTCTGGGTCGATATGGAGCTCCGTTACGTCGTCAGCTGGCAGGTAAGCACCCAAGCCGAGGTAACCGCGTTCAATAGAATCCTTGCCCTAGTCAAGTGCGATGACCATTACGAGTTCATGCGGTCGGGGCGGGTGGTCCTACTCAAGACTAACAACACCTTTTATAGATCGGAGGACTATCATGAAAAGTTTGGACCTGACAGCCGAAACTACCGCGCTGAGAGACCAGGCAGTCCAGCCAAGAGAACTAGCTGAACTGTTTGCAATGGTAGAAGGCATGCCTGAGCACTTTCAAGCATTGTTTAAGCAGTGTAATACATACGACAAGATATATGATGTCCTGCTAGAACTCGGCGAACTAAATTAAAAATTTTTATACGCTAGGGGCGTTGGATTAGAGCGTTCTAGCACGCTGTACTATATTAATCGAGGAGCTCTAGAATCCGCCAAATCTCGCCGACCTGCGAAAAAAGCTGATGCTAGGTTGCTGGGCTAGAGCTCCTAGATAGTATATGAATGAATTAAATAGGACGATTACGTCGTACTATGTAAACGGGCGGTCACTGGCCAGAAGCACTGGGAACGAGTGAAACGAGCATGGTTCCTAATATAATAATGAATTTGTTATTGATTATATATAGTACTACGTTTCCGTTTTTTTAAAAATGGGCCTAATTCAAAATCGATGAGGACATCGAGAGGCGCAGTCAGATTAGGATTGAAAAATGCGTTGTACTATATATAAACAGAAACAATACCCAAAAAACACTAGGAACAAAGGAGTTAAGCGCATGGCTATGAGAAGAATGTTTCTGGTATCATTCGCGGTTCCTAGCGGAGCCACAGTTGAAGAGATGACTGGGTACGTTCAAGACGCGGTTAGAAGCTATTGTGGTGGTCTTGACACCAGAGATACGATGTTTAACCTGGATAGAAAGTCCGTCCTTGCTGAGCACGTTAAGAAAACCCACCTGAGGTGACGGAGACAGCTGAATAAGCAACGCCAGTTGAATCCTGCCACAGTCGGCACAAAGGTCGTCGTACAATAAACATGGGACCGTCTGACCAAGATTAAATAGCCTAGTAACTCAATAAGTGCGTGAGCGATTGGTCTCCTTCGTGCACCAAGTCCTGGGGTGTAAAAACCCCAGGCAACCTTTAATAGGAGAAGTAAATGCAGGCATCAAACGGAACGCGCCTAGTTATCTACGCAGGACCGAACCAGAACGTCAGCGGACAGTTAGAAGCCGTAGACCATATAATTATTACGTGTAAGCATTGTGGTATAAGGAATAAGGTGTATATCTCATGAAGAGTATCGACGGAGAGTTAATTCTAACATATGATTGTTGTGAACCCACCCAGGTGAACGCCCTGGGAATCCCTTATAGGACAACAGCCGGAAATTTTGACCACCCGTCATGTCGCATACACGATGTGGTGTGTCCCTACTGTAACCAGAAGATAAAAGTGAGGATTTATGATAACAGCTAAGAGACAAGTTAATCCGTATGTACCGGAAGTAGGTGATATTGACGTCTATGGCCTGGCGCACCACATTTTGCCTGCCACGGACTCCCTCAAAGCCATGATCTCATTGGACTACTTCTCGACAAATCCGTGGGATGCAGCTTGGAAGGCCGGTGTGGACATCATCTCTCTGAAACAGCAACTGCTGTGTCCCTACAGTAACTTGCCTTACGATGCTTGGGTTCCTACTTACATCTCAACAGACTTTCCGGAACTGCTTCCAGTGGAACCGCAATGGGAAGCACAGATTCGCGATAAGGACTGGACAGATGGGTTAAAGCCTGATACACTTGATGGCGTCTGTGACCCCGATGAAATCAGCTCCATCGTTACTGCGATGTTGGGGACGGGCTACAGCTTAGGTCGTAGTCCTTATGATGGATATTCTGAACTCTACTGGTTTGAAGTGGAGTTATCCAATGGCTCCAAGCTTATTGGTCCTGGCCATGTGTGGTTCAACAAATAAGGAGTTGGTGTTATGATTTTAGAATCTCTGATTGATCAGTTACATGGAAGTGAGGTTGATATCCCTGATTGGTATACAACCAAGATGGATAACCTTGAAGAGCTTGCGGAGCTGGTGCCTGGACCTCTTGATGTCCTGGACTACATGCGTGAGACCATTCGTGAGCACAAGGTTCGGTATCCAGAGGATTGGCACATCATGCGTCCTTGTCCTGAGATGTCCTGCCCGGAGTGCTTTGATGATATGAAGCACATTGTCCCACTCGTGTTTCAGGGAGAGGGTGTCATATCTTTCCAGTGTAAAGAGTGCAAGATAATTGTGCACAAGGATACTGACGATGAAGTGCCCTCTATGTAATTCGGCCATGAAGCCTGAAGATCAGATTGTGGAAGTCCATAGTGATGGCCAATTTCCTGACTTCATGCAAGACTACTGGTGTGACAAAGGTCACCTGGTGCAGGCTATAGCTTGCGAGGCTAGTACTGGTTGGCAAGTACTCATCCTGGACAATCAGGGTGAGGAGCTCTTCTCTTTGTGGTATACAACCAAGCGTGAGCTGGTCGATATAACTGACTGGCAAACCAGCAAGCAGTCGTGGAGTCAATGATGAACGTAACTACTGACCCTTGGGGTAAGAAGTTCAGAGATACTAAGTATGGTAATTGCATGCTTAGATGGAGCGTGGACCACCAGGTCTGGCAGGTATGGTACTGTGAAGAGATAGTCTACTATGAGTACGGTATGAAGCCTTGTATAGACTGGATCCGTGCACAGCGCATAGCGGGTCTTCTAACTCATGATGCCTACAGGGAGTTTAGTAATGCAAAGAGACCTCGCAAATAGTCTGGTCGGTAAGCATTCTCTGGTCTTGTTTGAGTTACTTACCTACGGCCTGGAAGGTGGTCCCCTGGAGCCTGAGGTTATTCTTTCCTCTGGCGAATGTGGTTGGGACGAGCTGGGGCCATTCTACTGCGAGTTCCCGGCGCTAGCCACTGTAGACTATGCTAGGATGGAGCGTAAGGCTCTAGCTTTCATGGCTCTGTACGGTACTGGCCTGAGTATTAGTGACCCTTACCGGCAGGCTGAAAGTCGGTTGCATAGACCAGTTCATAAAGCTATAAATGTTATTATTCAATCTAACATGGCTCACTTGGACCATATCCACCTGGTCAATGAAGCTAAGAAAATAGGCATCTTCGATATCAAAGCTATGCCAAGCATACCTGATGTGCCTGTGTTTGAGAAAGAATATAAACCACGCAGACGTGGTCAGAAGCCCACCCTACAATTTGGGAAAGGAACTAAAAATGGACGTAAATAAGATTAATAGTCGGACCCTGGATGATATCAAGAAGTATCACGATATCGAGGATGACACTGACGGCGAGGTTGAGGATAAGCTGAAACACGATACAGTCTACGAACTGCTCGACGCTTTCCTTACCTGGCACGGTATCATGGGATATACTACGAAGATTCAGAACGCAATTGATGATATTATGGAGGCTCAGAATGCGTCTAAACAAGACTAGGATTCAAACTATCATCCTTCGAGTTATCAATGACCACGATATAGCTCACTGGCATATGATCCGTAGTGAGATAATCGCTGAGTTCGGTGAGATTCAGGACTGGATGCCGATACGTGATATTCTGCAAGGCTTGCTTGATAGCCGGTTTGTTAAGAAGGTTGACTCTGTTCACATTGAGGCTTACACACGATGAGATATGTTAAGCGGTTAGCTAGACCCGGCGGAGTGATGACTAACCAGCCTAAGTATGTGGTTCTTGATAACCAA